AACTGTCATTTTTTCTTCTTTTTAGCTGTTTTTGCTGCTTTTTTAAAATTTGCAGCAGTTGGAGCACCTTTGCTACCAGTTTTTCTCATCGTTTCACCAGAACCAGCCTTAATCCTTCTTCTTTTTGCATGAATGTTGGCATACAACCCTTTTTTAGCTGGCATGATTAGCACCCTCCTTTCATTTTTTTCTTTGTATCTTTCTTCTTAGGTCTTCCTTTTTTACTTCCGTAGCTTCCTTTTCCAGTTGGCATGGTTTTAGTAAATTCTGTACCCAGTTTGACCTAAAGTTTCAGGTTTCGCTAAATTAAATTGCTGCAAACATAAATACCCGAAAGCGTCAAAAGCGTGATCAACACCAAGATTTTTGTTAGGTAAGCCTGTGTTTGGAGCATAAGTCAACGTCCTTAATGATTTTATTAATTCTTTACATCTGGGATGAATATAAGTTCTTCTGATGCTATTTGCATCAAATAAAGCAGTATTAACAGCAGTAATCTTATCTCTTATCTTCCAAGGTGCTTTAGGAGAAGAAACATTAAATCCACTTCGGCGAAGGATGCTGTGATCTGTTGCCCCAACACCTGAAGTTTTTCTTGCACCACCCGTAGGGTCAGGACAAGCAACAATTCTTCGATCTACTCCATATCTTCTCGTAACTTCTTCCGCAAAGTCCCATGTCGTCGCTCCTCCAGTCATAATTATTTCATCAAAGACATATAGTGTGTCATCCTTTTTAACAGCACAAATGCCACTCATCGGGTCAACGTTAAAGTCAACACCCAGCAACAGAGGCATCACACTAATATCCTCTGCCTCCGTAGAAATATTGTCATCGCCAAAACTAACAGCAACCAATCCAGTTAAATTTTCAAAACTAGCTTCAAATTCTTGCCTAAATGTTCTCCCATCTAACTGTGCCCTAGCTGCTTCAACTTCATCTTTCGGGACATTACCCCCCTCAATCGTTGTATAACACCACCTTTTCCATTCCTCAGTAGGATCTTCTTTGCAATAACACCACAAATCATAAAACCAACTAGCAGTTCCATCAGGGGTACTAATAAATAACGCCCATCCCTGTTTATCAGCCAAAGCAGGTCTAATAACTTCAAACCATACCTCTGCGTCCATAAATGCAGCCTCATCTAACACAACACCAGCTAAACTTCTTCCCCTCAATGCCATCGCATTCTCAGTTCCTTTCAACTCAATAGTCGACCCATTAATTAATTCCAACCTCAAATCAGTCTCATTCTTACTTTCAATCCATACCCTCGGGACTAACTTCTTCAATGCCTTCCACGCAATATCCTTTGCCATCCTGTAAGTAGGAGCACAATAGAAATAAGTCTCACCAGGTCGATCAATTGCTCCCTTCAACAACTCAATACAACTTAAATAACTCTTCCCAAACCTCCTCCCAGCAACCAACACCCTAAACCTTCTCTTATCGTTGAACACTTGCCCCTGTGCCCACCGTAAATCAATATCTAGCCCTGGTCGTGCGGTTTTAACTGTCATAACCTAGTATCCTATACATAATCCCTTCGATTTGTAATCGTGGCACGTAGTAATGATGAAATTCAAGACAAAATCCTGAAAAGGCAGCAACAACTCTATCGTAGACAAACTGAAGGTCTACCAGCTAGAGCTCTAGTCGTAGATCATGCTAAAACTTATGGCATAACTGAACGTCATGCTTGGGATGATTGGAAACAAGTTAAAAAATGGAACGATGAAGATTGGTCCAAAGATAGAGAAAATATGATCTCTCGCATTCAAACAATGCGTCTTCGTGCAATAGATAAAGCCATGAAAAAAGGTCAACTCCAAACTGTTCAAACGCTCCTAGCAGACCTCGGTAAAGTCGTAGGTGAGGCAGAAGAAGTCATAAACATTAAAGCTCCTGAACTGTCTATTAGGGTAGAAAATAAAAAATTTTAATTTCGAGAATATATTTAGGTTCGGGGAGTAGTGCTACTAAAAAAATAAATCTTGAACTCTACCCCTATCACTGAGATCTTGCTGCCTCCTCCTTGCTGCCCAATTGTTAAGATTTTGTTAATTTGTTGATCTCTAATCTAATAACCTAGAGAAAATCGACTATAATTAATAATAAGTTCAGCCATTCTATCTTTTCTCTTGCTGTTCATCTCTCAGAATTAAGATCAAATCTTTACTCTTAAGATTTTTACTTTCCTGAGACACTGAAACCAAGAGATAAAAAAAGAAAAGATCACCTAAAACAAACTCAAACCAAATCTAAAAAAATGGTAAATGATCGTTATCTAACTCAATTTGAGAAAGATCTTTTACGAGATACTTACTCAAGAGGATCAGAGACAGTCAAGAAAAGACTGAGAGAAATGTACAAAGGTTTAATCACTTTTTAAAATCTTTCAAATCTTTTCACTAAACAAACCAAATCAAACCAATTTTTTAAAAATGCCAGTTCGTTTTAATCCATCAAGAAACCACGAGACAGACAAGAAATGGTTGCTACGTGACCTACTTGTTTACACTCAAGAGCAAGACTTGAGACTCTCAAAGCTAGAATCAGCAGCTAGTAAAATTGAGAGTTTGGAATATGGTTGGAAAGATGTTACAGACAAGTTCAAAACTTTATGTCAACGTCAACTTGCTCAAGAATCAAGAGCAATTTTCAAAGACTTAAAAACTGTCTATAGTTCTTTAAGTTTTGAGTTAATAAACCAACCAACCAAATAGAAAAATCATTAGATAGAGAATTTAATTATTCTCTATCTTTTTTTATTCAAATTATTTTTTTAAAAAATGACACTAACAAAAAAGGAAAGTTTTCAAGAACTTGACGCAATAGCATTAGGTTATCAATTATCAAAGTTGGGTTATTGCTCAATAGATACCCGTCAAGATGCACCCTATTTTGGAAATTGGGTTAATGTTGAAAAATTAAAAGTCATCACATATTGTGAGGGTGACTATACAGAGACTACGGGAGACAATAAAAAAGAATTTAAAAATTATCTCTTAGAAAAAATTATTAAATGGTATCAGGATAGGAAAGAATTTTTGGGAATAGATCCTGAGTTAAACGAGAAAAAAAGAGATAGTTTGATAAGTTTTGGATTATCTAACCTTATTCATTAATCATCATGAAAAATGAAATAAACCGATTAAACAAGAATCTAGAATCTATTGAACACTTAATAGATTCTTGTATTTTACATAATGAGTTAAAGCTTAAAAAAACAACTATTGAGGATTTAAAAAGTACTCATATGTTGATAAAAAATAGAGTTAACCATTTAAAGAAAAGAAGTACTCAATTGAAGTTTTATTGGACTGACTGGAAAGAAGAATGTAATGAATTTAAGCGTGATAAAGGCGAGGATATAGGGTATGTATGGGAGTTTAAATTTGAAAACAACTATGGCTTAAGTGTTGCCAGGCATGCACATAGTTATCATTCTGATGAAGGATATTTTGAAACATTTAAAACAGTAAATGGAAAAATAATCCATGAAGAAGAAAGAATATTAAATAAAGAAGAAGTAATTGAAAGAATTAAAGAGATAAAGCTACAAACCTTACCACTTTAAACAAACTAATTTTTTTTATTATGTATCCTTTCCAAATTAACGTCTTACCAGCATATGGTAGAGATTACAAAAACAAAAAAGAGATTTTAAAAGATTACTTAGAAAATAAAGATTTTCAAGTATCTGATATTACTAATCATCCTTATCTTAATAAGAATGATTGTTTAAAAATGGAGATAGCTTGTTTGATTGTTCGATATAGGAACAATCAAAGGTTAGCTAGTATCAATGTTATTAAAAATAGAATGAATTAATCATGCCTAGTATTGTATTCACTAATTTTGACAATGAATCAATAGAAATTGATTTATCCACAGTAAGCAATGCGCAAGCATTAAAAGAAGGCTTTAAACATCTTGATAAAGCAGTCTACAAAAACAAAAACAAACCAAAAACAAAAAATGTACAAAACAAAACTAATTGAAGGGACTAGCAACCGTAAATTAACTAATTTGAAATATGATCCTTATTTTTCAAGTAGTTATACAACTTTTGAAAGTTGTAGTGATGCTTGCCCACTATGGAAAAAATGTTATGGAAAAAAAGGTTTTACTGCAATACATGAAAGAAAATTATTCAATAGTGAAATAGATTACGATCTAGAAAAATTTATAAAGGATATTGAAAGACTAAGGCCAAATACTACTTTTAGAATGAACGTAACCGGTGATTTACCGAGTGTAAGCACTAAATTTAATAATAATGAGAGAAAAATATCAATAGATGCATTAACCAAAATTTACCACGCTACGAGAAAGAATAATATCAAAACCTATACATATACGCATTTACATTGTGATAGTAAGAATCAAAAACATAATTTAGAATGTGTAAAATTATTTTCAACTGATGATTTTGTAATCAATCTTTCAACTGAGAAACCACTACAAGCGAGTAAATATTTTGTAGAAAAATACGACGTAGTAATGACTAATAATAAGGTGTTTGATTTAGCCGTAGATGCCATTAAAAAAGGTGATAAGCCTACTATGATTAATAAGTATGGGACTATAGATATTTTTCCATGCAAAGCCTTATATATGGATAATGAAAGTTGTGCTACATGTAGAAAATGCATGGAACACAATAGGAAAGAAGTAGTAATATTTAAAGAGCATTAAAAATGATAAAAGAGAATCCTAATCGTAGAGACTGCTTAGAGCAGATGAAAACTTTAATTAAAGATGATATAGAGGATAAAGCTATTATAAAAAAATGTATTGCAGATTATAAAAGCAAGGGAGTACATGACAGTACTTTTTACGACTGGTTACCAATAGCAAAAAAGGAACTTACAGAAGATGCAGATTGGATTGATAAGCAGAGCATTATTAATAGTCAGCATTACGAGGATGCACAGTTAAAAAAGCAATTAAAAAAGG